GCACATGCCCGAGCCTTGGTAGTGGCGGGAGCGGCGGGAGCGGCGGGGGGAGCGCAGTCACATCACGCACTAGTCAGTACATCGGCAATCCGTTCAATCAGCCGCAGCGTCTGGGCAGTTGGGGCCGGTATGTCGGAGAGATAGCTGACCCGTGCAAGTGTACAGCCGCTACAAATAAACCATGCTGTGATTGTTGTCCGAAGGAACTGGAAATTAGTTCATCTTTAAATAAAGCTACAAATCCATTATCTAATAACGCAATTACTCAAGCTATTACAGAAAGTCTTGGATTAAATAAATATAATCAAAACTATGTTGACTTACGATATAATTCAGATCTGAGTGATGCGGAACCTAATAATGGTATGCCTTTATTCAATATAGGTAGAAATCCTATTGAAGAACCAATAAAGCAAATATCTCATATAGAAAGTAATATTACGCAAGTTGTAGTGAATGATGTTTTTTTAACACATAACTTCACCACCAAACCTGGTAAAATAAGAATATATAACACGATGCGAACTAATCCATCAAAGTTAATGTATGGTAAAATACCCATTTTATTCATGCTAAGTCAGCCAGCACAAAATTATGCTAAAAGTCTGAACTTAAACGATCCTATATTTAGATTGTATGAAAAAACTGGTAGAATATACCACAAAAAATTATCTAGCAATTATGCTGAAAAACAAAGCTATATAGCAAATATCTCCGTTGAATGGCTTGGAATAATTAATTCGCTACCTTTGTCTAGAATTAGCTATACCGAGCATACATATAAAATGTCAGAAGTCGATACGGCTTCTAAACTATATAGCAACACTTCTAAAAATAACGACAATCATGCTTTATATGCCAGAGCCAATGTTAAAGCTAGAAGTGCATACTATACAGGTACGGACGAGGAAATATTTTCTGCATTTGTAGCACTACAATAGCAGCAGTTAAAGTAAAGACTTGACACATGTGTTGATGTGTGCTAAAATGTTTAATGGCCATATTGGATAAAACTGTTTTGGAACAAGCTATGCAAAAACCTTCTGGTTGGGATATACATTTGCAGTATACCTGTAAATGTGGTAATCAATATTGGATATCTACTAAAGAAAATATGACTGATGGTTTCAAAATTGTTTGTGCTTATTGTGATAATATAATTATTCCACAAAAAATAGCCAAAATCAAAGTTCATTATGAACAACCATCAAAGTCAAGGAAGTCAGACAAGAAGCCTGTCCCTAAGATGATTAATAGTGCTGCAATAACACTAGAGGGTTTAGGTTTTGATAAAAAAGAAGCAATGGATCTTTGTCTAGATTTTTACAACAGATATCAGCCAAAAACAACGAGCGATTTGGTTAAGAAAATTATGTTTGATTATGGAGCAACAACATGAGTAAACGTCCTACTAGCTTTAGTGATATTATTGGACAAGAAGATGTTAAGCAAAGGCTAAAAATATCGGCTTTCGCACACAAAGCTAAAAAAACTACAATGCCCCATGTTTTAATTGATGGGCCTCCCGGTCTTGGTAAAACAACGATTGCCGGGGCTATTGCTAATGAGTTAGGGGCAGATATTGATATCATCAACGCCGCTAACATTCGTTCGGTCAGGAATATACTCCCCTACTTAATGAAGCTGCAGAGTAATTCTGTTTTATTTGTAGACGAGATACATAGACTGCCCAAGGTTGTGGAAGAGTTTCTTTATCCAGTGATGGAAGATTTTAGGATGGAGATTACTATAGACAAAAATCCAGAAAGTATTGATCTACCAAGGTTCACAATGGTTGGAGCAACAACAAGCAGCGGCAGCTTGAGTCAGCCTTTCTATGATAGATTTATGATTAAAGAGCATTTGTCTTTTTATAAAGATGAAGAACTTGCAGACCTAGCTAAGAAAAATATCTCGGTGAATGTATCAGATAGCGATCTATTGGAAATAGCAAAGCGTAGTAAAGGCACACCCAGAATATTAAATTCTAGGATTGATTGGTATGAAAGCTACACCACATTTTATCCTGAAGAAAAAGATGTAGCCAAAATATTTGATATTCAAGGTATTGATACTAACGGATTCGACAAAAACGACAGAAAGTATATCGGTGTATTAAATACTAATATAGGAAATCCACTAGGATTAAAAGCACTGTCTAATATGACAGGCATCTCTATGGAGACTATTGAAAATAACATCGAACCGTATATGATAAGACAGGGATATGTCATCAGAACTCAGAAAGGAAGGATTCTAGGTAAAATAGACAGGAGTAAAATATGTCAGTAATCGAAAAAAAGAAAAGAAATAAAGAAATCTCCTATTTAGAACACAAAAAACTAATATCTAGTACTCTAAAAAAGACTGGATATGAAAACGTATTAAGGTATATGATTGAGGAATTAGACAATATGGAAGAAGTTACAACAACACAAAGCGTTTGCTTGTTTCAGATATTGTCTGCTTTAGAAGAAGTGCTAGAGAAATATCCCAGGATAAAAAATGTCTGACGAAATTTATACACCATTGACAAAAGCAGATAAGGCTCCGCTTAGATATATTTGCTTTCAAAAGGAAGTCAGAGATAATATTGCATCCCTAGAGAAGCATCCAGATATTCAGCAACATATATGTGATCTATATGATTTAATCGCCTATCAAATGGAAGTTATTTTTCGTAAAGAGCATGAACTTACAATCAACAGACATAAAGAAGCTTGGAAAAGATATGACAAACCTATAGAAAACTATGATGCTGTTAAAAGAAAATATTTTACAAAAGAAGAACTTGAAGCGAGGAAATGTTAATGAAATGGTCATTGGTTAAAAGCTGGGCAAAAGAAAATGGATATACCAGCTTTAGAGAAAAAACAGATAGAATTGACAACCCTAACAATTATGATTATTATTGGGGCAGAGATGATGACCCGTCTGCTACTGGTCTAGCTATTAGTGTGAGCAAGGTTGCAACTGATATATACAATCATATGACCAACAATAAATTCATTGAACATCAACAGCAATACCAGAAGGAAATAGACCATAATGAACTTACAGGTTCTTGGTGATAAAATTAAAAAACAAAGCATTACCATGTCTACTATTGTGGGCAAAGCTATAGAAGCTGTTGTGGCTTACATAACAATATGGTTCTTTAAGCCTTTGTGGGAAAAATTTATTAAGTGGTGGAAAGGTAGGCAGTAATGCAAATACTACAATTGAATCCACCAATTCATGTTATGACTCCATTAGGGGAGGGTTTTGCAAGGCTTGTCATTGACTATAGCCCAGACATCAATACTATATGGGTGGTGGACTTATTCAAAGATCGTTCTTGTGTTCATGTTGATAGTTGTGAAATAAGATTTGGTCTAAATCCTACATGGGATTTACAAGAACCAGAACCTTTTACAGAGAGGAATGTGTAATGCCTAATAGAGTTTGTGAACAAATGGTCAAGGTTGTCGCCAACGATATGGTATTTAGAGTATGGGTAACTGCCGACCAAGATTTTAATGTCGATACAAGGCCAGTAAAATTTTTGCTGAATACTTTTAAGTTATCACAGGCCACGCATGAAAATATGAGAAGTATTCTATGCGAGATAGAAAAACTAGACAATATTGCTGCGGCAGAAGTATTAGATAATAATGGTAATGGTATGTTGTTATATCCTGACTGGAATTAAATATGTCCGTATCTTTCATTAGTGTTACGCCAGACGCAGAAAAACATATTGCCTATTGTGCTAGGGTGTCTAACCCAAACAATCAAGATAGCGACAATATAGCCGGCCTATTGAATTATTGTATTCAGCATAATCACTGGAGTATATTTGAAATGGCATTTATGACTCTAGAGATTAATACTACTAGAGGGTTAGCGGCACAAATATTACGACACAGAAGTTTCACCTTTCAAGAGTTCAGTCAACGATATGCGGACACCTCGTTTCTTGCTGAAGAAATACCAGTTTTTGAAATTCGTAGACAAGACACAAAAAATAGACAAAATAGTATTGACGATATAGAGCAAGAAAAGGTTATTAAGTATAATTCTCTGATTAGAGAGCATTTCGCTAAGGCCAAAGGTCTTTACGATCAGATGCTCAAGGACGGAATAGCCAAGGAGTGCGCCCGGTTTATTTTACCCCTCGCTACCCCTACTAGATTATATATGTCAGGCTCACTGCGTTCGTGGATGCATTACATCGAACTCAGAAGTGCCAACGGAACCCAAAAAGAACACATGGATATAGCCAATCGGTGTAAAGATATATTTAGAGAACAATTCCCTATTATATCAGAGGCACTCAATTGGCAATGTGGCCATTCAGAAAAGAGTTAAGATATGCTGTCAGGTCTAATCGGTGGCCAGCATTAAGAAAACAACATATAGAGAAACAGCCATGCTGTATGGCTTGTGGGTCTTGTAAAAAGCCCGAAGTTCATCATATAGTCCCGGTACATCTAAATCCAGATTTAGAACTAGATCCGGAGAATCTAATCACACTCTGTGATAAATATTGCCATTTTATCTTTGGACATTTAATGGATTATAAGAGCTGGAATGTCGATGTGGTGGGCGATTCAGCTGAATACCTCCAAAAAATTCAAAATAAGCCCAGGAAATAAAGTTCTGGTGTAAAAAGTAGTAGTCAAAGTCTACCAATAGAAAAAGCAAAAGCTAACAATGAAATATGTATTAATATTGTTGTCGTTAGTATCTTTGTGTAATGCAGGAACCATAGATTCACAAGCTAAAGACTCTGAACATTTAGCATACGGCAATAAGCATGGGTGTGTTTTAAGAATTGTGGGCAAAGTGAGGGATACGGAGAACGCTTTTTTAAAAGGTTCTTGTGTTGTAATAGATAAATACTGGGCATTAACGGCAGCTCATGTAGTGTATAACTCTACCAACGAGGCTATACTCTATAAGGATGAGGCGTATCCTGCGAAAGAGGTTATTATTCACGAAAAATTTAAATACAAACCAACAGACTGTTATGATATAGCATTAGTGAGACTGTCTAAACCTTTAGTACTAGATTTTTACCCTGAATTATATACAAAACAAGATGAAAAAGGTAAAATATGCAGTATAGCCGGTTATGGTGCAACAGGAACCTTTAGAACTGGTTATATATCTGGTAGTGGCGACTACAAAAAAAGAGCCGGATCT